CGAAACCCTACATCAATTCAGCGACTGCTGCAATTAAGGCTGCAACGGCTGCGAACGCAATCACGCCTTTGTTTTTCACGTTCATCAGCTTCTCCATCAGCGAGCGCTGAGGCGGGTGGGGGTCGCCGATCACGCCCTTGGTGACCTTATTGACGACGGCCTTCTCGGCCTCTTTCTTGGCAGCGTTGAGCGCCAGTTTCTTCAGGTCCATGATAATCTCCTTACTTAGATTTGCTTTCGATGACGCCAACGCGCACCTTCAAGTCGTTGATCTCGGTTGTCAGATGCTCACGCAATTCCCCTCTGGCCCTTGCCGAAAGCGGGCTGTCCGTGGGCACACCATCCGGCGTGATAAGGACAGGCATCGACGCTTCGATCTTGGTCAGCCGGGTTTCAAACGTATTCACCTGCCCGAGCAGCCACGCAATGCAGGCAATCAGGATGGGCACAGCGCCCTTCAGGATGTCGCCCCAGTTGACGTTCACGGCAGCCACCCGGCGAACTTTTTCGTCTTCGCCTTGCGGTCATCCAGACCGTGCGTGCCGCCGTTGATGCGCTTGGTCAGCGCAAGGATGGCGGCGTCGTTGATGCCTTGGTCGCAGATAGACCAGAGCTTATTTTTGTCGAAGAACCAAAGGGCGCTTTCAAAGCAGAGTTCAGTGGCCACCAGATTGGGGTTCTCCACCACATCCGGGCGGTCGATGTAGTCCGCAAACGCGCGGTAGTTCGACTTGCCCGTCAACTGGAGCGCCCCGCGACCGCGATACTTCCAGCCGTCGCCGGATGCCTCGACGCTGTTGCCCATGCGGCTGGCATAGACGCGGTTAGCAATCCTCTGCGGCTGGCGCTCATACTCCTTGGCCATAGCCTCGGTCGGGAAATATTTGCCAAAGATACCGCGCAACCCCTTAGCGCCATAGTTCAAGTTCTCACTGAACGCCGTGAAGTTGCCGCTCTCGTGCGCCGTCTGGGCAAAGAAGTGGGCGGCGCGGTTCTTGTTCAGCTTGTAGTAGGCGGCGGCGGCCTTAAACGTGCCCGGACCGAATACGCCATCAGCCGTGACGCCGATCTTCTGCTGGAGAGTTACAAGGCTCATTTCTTGTTCCACAGATCAAAGAGCGCCTTGACCTTCTCCTCAACCACAGCGAGGCGAACGTCCATCTTGGCGAGGATAATCACCAGCGAAATGAACGCCAGAACAATCGGCCAAAGCTGGCCGATCAGTTCAACGGTGGAGAGATTGCCAGTCATTACTGCCCCGCGCGGCGCCAATCAGGGAAGTCGTCCTCGTCGACCACGCCGTCGCCATTGGCGTCATAGCGCAGGTCGTTGCGATACTTTTCCCACGGAGCCATGTCATCGTCATCGTCTTCGGCCTCAGGCTCCGGTGCAGCGGCCATAGGCTCAGGCGCTGGCAGAGGCTCGGGTTCGACCGGAGTGGGCTCCGCTGGCTTCGCGTCACGCGCATTGGCGTTGAGGCTCAGGCCACCCAGCAGGCCGACGAATGCACCGACGATGGTGTTGAACGCGGGTCCGATGATCTCGAACACCTTTTCGCTGCTCACGATCTCATCCGACACGAACATGCCAGCGACCATAGCGATAACGACGACGAGGATGACCGCCGAAAGCGTCATGACCGCCGTGCGGATCGTAAACTCAATCGTATCCTCAATGCCTTCGCGGCTGCTTTCAAAGCGATCCCAGAAGCTCACAGGGCTCCCCTTCAGTTAGGTTGTCGGTCAGCCACCTGCTGTAGCCGATCTTCAATCCGCCGCAGGTGAGTGAGCATTTCATCAAAGCGCCGGTCGATCAACTGGAAGCGCTCGTCACCGAACTGCAAACGAGACTCCAGCTTTGTGAGCCGGCTGTTCAGCGTCGTCCATACACCGATTAAACCGCCGAGAAATGTCAGAGCGGTTACGATTGCATTAATATCAATCTGCATCACCGGAGATACCGCAGCTTATAGATGGCGTCGAGGTAGACCCCCGTCACGTTGTCGATCCGGTTTGCAACGGCGCGGTTGCCTTTGCAGATCTCTTCGTGATGCTCCTCAATCCACTTGGCGTCAGCCTTGAAGATTTTCAGGCAGTCACCCTTGGTGTCCGCTGGGGCGGGAATGGCCCCGATCAGATCATACGCACCCTGATACGCCTCGACGAGCGGGTCGATAGCTTCGATCAGTTCATGGTAGAACTTACCCAGAGCCTTATGCTTGGCATAGCTGCCCTCATCCTTGGCACGCCAGTGCTCAAAGTGTGCCAGATTGCGCGCATAAAACACGCGAGAGATAAGCTCCTCGATCATCAGGCAATCCGCATGGCGGGGCAGATGATGGATGGGATTGCAGGCGCGATGGCGCCGGCTGCGGTAAAATCAATCGTTACGTCAACATCTTCCGGCAGCCACATGATTTCAATGTATTGGCCAGCCGTGACAGTGTCAAAAAAGTTCAGGCTGAAGAAGGTGGCGCCGCCGTCAGCGGCTTTTGGAACGTTCACAATTGTGGCCGAGTTCGCAATATTGGTACCATTTTTGCGGAACCAGACGGTTGCGTCGTGATCGGCAGCGTCGGTGTTTTTAAACTGAATCGACGGCGAAAGCATGTACGTGCCAGCGACAGCAAACGTAATCTGCGTGCTGGCAACGACGCTGATGCCCGTACCGGTCAGGTCAGTATTAAACGTCACGGCGGTTGCCGCTGCTACGTTGCCCGTCTGATCCGTTAGGCTAGAAGGCTGGGCAAAGGCGCGGCCCGCCAGATCGGCGAATGGCACTGTCGCCGCTGCTGTAAACGCGGAGGTGCCGTTGCCCTTGACGTACCCTGTGAGCGTTGCAGCGCCGGTGCCGCCAGTTGCGACCGTGCGGACGTTCGTTGCCGTCGCCGCGATGTCAGAGGCTGCCACCTTGCGGCTGAAGCTGCTCTGAACAATCTCCAGCAGTTCGGTGCCCGCGAGCGGGGTGGTGGCTGCTGTAAGGTCAGGGATCTTTACGTTAGCCATTATGCCAATCCGTATAGAATGTTGAGGTAGAGCGAGAAAGCGTTAGCAGCGACTTCCTGAGCATCCGTCTGTGCGTCCTGAGAGTCGGGGCGAGGATTCTTCACCGGCACAGGATCAGGACGCAGGAGCAGGCGGCTGTAGTAGGGCTGAGGAACGTCGTCGCAGGAGGCGCAGACGTAGAGTTTCAGCCCGACCGGGGTCGAGCCGCCGCGATAGTCCTTCTTCTCCCGGAGATGGGTGTGCTGCACGAGGAAGCCGCAGCCATCGCATATCGCAATAGCTCTCGGATTCTTCGCGTCGAACTCGGGCCCAGTCCGATGCTTCTTTCCCCGTCCATATGCGTACTGCATCAGTAGCCTCCGGTGGGATCAATGGTGATGCGGAGAGGCACGCGCTCACGGTCTTCAGCAGCTGCGCGATCATAGGCGCCATCGGCAAGGCCCTGAAGGAACTGTAGGCGGTCAGGCGCAAACTTCACAGCGAGCTTGGCAGCGAGGCCGGCAGCGATTGCCTCCATCCAGCGGTTCGGAGCGTCCATGCTATCCGTGAATGCGCCTGCGTCCTCCTGCACCTTCATGCGGTGATAGAAGAGCGTGACGCCTGCAGATTCCGGCGCCTGCCAGATATAGATGCGAGGCGTGATGGTGCGCTGAAAATAATACTGGAACGGGCGCTGACCCAGCTGCGCCTTGTTCGGGATGGCATCGTATTCAGCGCGGCTGATCGGCGACATCATCAGGTCGGTGGCCTGAGCGCCTGACATCGTGCGCGTATAGACCTGCAGCAGCGACACCGTGCGCGGCTCCAGATCGTAGTAGAGCGTGCCCGGAGTGAGCACAATCGACATGAGATCCACGGCCCACAGGTTCGGGCCGTTGTTCGCCCAGTCGGAGAACATGTAATTGATCGAGCGACGGGCGCTGTCGATGTCGTTGGAAGCCAGCGACGAGGGGTTCCGCCCCACGCGTTCGTAGGCTTCCGTGATGATATCGATCTGTTCGGTCGTGCCGAAATTATATGTTCCGCTCGTGGTCATCGAAACCTCGCAGCCTTTTTAGCGATGGCCTTCGGCTGGGCGACAAACTGCTTACCCGCCTTTTTGCCTTCGCGCTTGGCCTTAGTCGTAGCAGCATATTCGCTCGGAGTCAGCGACTTAATCGCCGCCGCGGGGAGATAACGCTCGCCGGTCTTGCTCGACGGCTTGCCGGACTTCGTCGTCCACTTCTGATCGGTCCAGTCCTTGAGAGACTGCTGGGGCTTTCTAATCGGCATAACCGCCGCCTTTGGCTTTATATTCCTTGGCCAAAAGCTGCGCCTTGCGCGCGGACCATTGCCCCGCCTTGGTGCCGTGGGTCTCTCGGCCCTTGATGCTGTTAAACAAACGCTCGCGGAGGCCGGGCTTGGTGTAGTTCCCGGCCTCGTTCACACGCGATTGTTTGCGGCCACGCATTACTCGACCTTGGCTTCCGGCTCGGCTTCGACGACCGGAGCCGGCTTGGCAGCCTTGGCAGCCTTGACCGGGGCCGGAGCGGGGGCAGGCGCCTTGAAGCCCAGCATTTCATCCAGCTGCTCTACGGTCAGGGCTTCCCACTCAGCGACGGTCATCGCCACTTCCTGACGTTCGCCCTTGGCGTTCTGATATGCGCGAGTGATCATGATAAGCTCCCTCAGTTGTAGTATTTGGTCATCTCAAGGACGAGCGTGTAAGTGTCGCCACTGCTCTGATCAGCGGTGCTCAGCAGGATGTTGCCGGTCTTGCCGGTACCTGACGTGTTTCGCAGGCCGCCGAAGTTCGAAAAGTCGAACGTGTATTGATCATTCTGCGCGCTGGCGAAGAAGATGACGTCGGTCGTCGCATCCCAGAACAGGCGGAATTCCATGCCGTGGCAGGCCGTGTGAATCTTCTGGACGCTGACGCCGGTGCAGGCTTGACCCAGACCATTCGCCGTGAGGTTCGCGACGTTGACCTTGGTCACAAGCGACTCGCCCGTGCCGTCCGAGATGTTGGTGAACAGAATGATAGCGGTCGTCTGGTTATCCACCAGAGTCTGCGAAGTTACTGCGTCAGCCATTATTTCATCCCCTTGAGAGTCATGGCAAAGCGAGCGCGCTGACCCAGTTTACCGGGCGCCTTCGCGGCGGCTTCGAGCTTGCCTGCAGGGATCGGCTTACCAGCCTTCGCCCCGAGTTGTTTGCGGAGGGCGCCGGGCTTTTTGATGGCTTCGGCGATGAAGTTCTTCTTACCACGCATGTCAGCAGTTCCACGCTTTGCGGGCGAGCCGCAGCCGAGAGTTAGGATCCTTAGCAGCCTTCGGAAACATCTTCATCTGCCCAGCAGAGCGAGCGCAGTAGCTATCGCGACGCGAGCCACCTTCCGGCTGAGGGCGCTTCAGATTACTCCCAGTGGCAGCATTGTAAGCCTTTCGGCCAGCCTCGTTGAGACCGCCCTTCGGGTTCTTATGCTTAGCCTTGAACTGGAAATCTTTCTTCGCGCGCATCCCGGTCTCCATATAACTGGGGCGACCCGAAGGCCGCCCCAATCATTAGGCTTGAGTGACGCCGTAAAGGCCAGTCTGAGTATCGTCGTCCAAGACGAAGACCCAGAGCGTCAGGCGCTTCGTGCCATCAGCAGCGTCAGCGGGAGCAAAAGTACCGCGAACGTCGCCGGTGGTGGTCGTAGCAGGGCTTGTCGTAACAGCTGCTGTAAACGTGCCGGTTGTGACAAACGCGCCACCCCAAGCAGTCTGCACATAGTTACGGCTATCCGCACGGATTGGAAGGCCAAATACATCACCAGTGCCCACGAAGAAATCGGTGGCAGCAGCGGATGCCGCGATGCTGGTAATCGTCTTAAAAGCCTTCTTACCAGCAACAGCAGTCGTGCCGTTCAGGGTGATCGCTTCCGACATCGGAATGCCGTAGACGTCAGTGCCCGTGATGGTCAGCACAGCCGTAGCAGCGCCAGCAGCGTCAACAACGACGTTCCGGGGAACGTCGAGGGTGACGGTGCCCCCCGAAGCCAAGGCGCCGTTCAGCGTAGCGTTGCCAGCCGCAGCCAGCGTCTGCTGAGCGCAGATGCCGTCGGCGTCCAGCGTAGCCGGAACCACGTCATAGACGTTGATCGGCGACATGAAGACGCCGGGCTGATTAGCGGTGCCGTTGTTGGCGAAGTTCCTGCCTGCCCGAACGCCGTCAGAGAAATGAGTCATGATGTTTCTCCATAGCTAAGGGTGGGGCCGAAGCCCCACCCCCGGGATTTAGGAAGCGCCCTGCGAACCCCAGCCTGCGCGGAAGTTCGAGCA